CCTCGAGCGAGAGAGCGTCACTCGAGATTTCGGTGACGGTCTGATTCGCGCCGGTGCTCGGATCGACGAGTCGGTTCTCTTTCGACTTGCTCGCACGGTACGTGCGATCGGATTGGAAGAGCGACGTGATCGCACCTGCGATCGGACCGGAGAGGGCGAGGAGTTCGGCAACCATCGGGACGCGCACCGCGTAGAACTTCAGCTTGGCGCCGTTGATCTCTCTCTCGATGAACTTCGGGCGGAAGAAGCCGAGTTTCCCGGTCAGGCTGGCGGAGAGGCTCACGGAGGACTCCTAGAGGAAGTTGTTACCTGTAGCAAGTATAGCCCCGTGCGGAACCCACGCCAACGAAAAGGCCCGCCCCGGTGAGGGGGCGGGCCAGCATTCTCTTCCGATCAGGTCAGGCTTAGCTGCCCGACGAACCACCGTCCGTGATGAGGACGTACTCGCCCTCGAAGTTCGAACCCACGTCGCCCGGCGAGAGCGACCCGGTGAACTTCATGGTGGCGAAGTCCTTGCCGATCAGCGAGAGGTCGCCGTCCGAGGCCAGCGTCACCTTCGGGAGCAGGATCTCGCTCTGGTTCGCGTTGTCGGCCGCGTTCTCGAGAACGAAGCGCACCGCGACCTCGAGGCTCTGCTCCGTGAAGGCGTTCGCGCGATCCACGTTCGCCTGCGCGGCGTCAGCCGTCAGTTCGTAGGTGAACCCCTTGTTCGCCGTCGCAGCCGTCGCGAGCTTGGCGCTGTCCGCGACGATGAACACCGAGCCGTTCTCGCTGTCGAGGATGTAGTCCTCACCGTCGACCAGCGTGACCGGGATCGTCTCCGTGGTCACGAGTACGAGGTCGGCCGTGTCGATCTTGTACGCCCGCACGCCGTCGTCGTTGTACAGGAGGATGTGCTTGCCGAGGAAGGGCGCGATCGAGCCCGCCGCATCCGCTGCGACCACGACGGGGGCAGCGTTGCCCAAAGCGTAGCCGTTGGCCTCGCGCGACGCCTCGCCGAGCAGCCAGTCCGCGAGGTTGCTGAAGTTCTGAACCTCATCCAATTCGAAGCCGCAGGTGAGGGCCTGCGACGTGATGACCTTCTTGTCGACGAGCGCCAGCGAGTGACGGCTCGACAGATGCTCGATCGTCTGAGCCGCGCCGGTGATCGTGAAGGACGGCGCATTCCCCACGTCACGGAAGGGACCGGGATTGCCGTTCGCGTCGAGGCGTGCGATCATCACGACGCCGCGGCCGAGAACGTAATCGGAGGGATCTGCGACGCCCGCAGTGTTGAGACCCATTTTGTTCGTTCCTTACTTGGGATGGACCTGCGCGTTCAGCGTGAAGTTGACGGACGTGCCGTTGCTGGCTCCACGATGAGGCGGGTGTCTGATAGGGGCACTCTGCATCGTCACGGTGACTTGCAGGGTTCCGCTGACCGGATCAGCGGGGATCACAAGACCACGGGCCAGCATCTTCTCCACGAACTGCTCGATCGAGACTTCCTGATCGAAGTCCAGGAAAAGCTGCCAGAGCCATTGATCCCGTTCGAAAGTCTGCGTTCGGCGATTCCGGCTCGCCGGACGGAAGCTCTCTCTGACCTCGTGGACAGTGATCGACTTGGGGGCCGCCGCCTGCGACTCGTCGAGAGCGTCCATCACCACCGATCGGCTCTCACCCGAGAGGGTGTAGACGATGATGGGGAACGAGCACTCAGCGACGGCGTTGACGATGGCCGCGTGGATCTTTCGCTGAAGAAGATCAGAGGTCGCCATGTTTAACCGTTGAAGGGGCCGAGGCGGCCATCACGACCGAAGGCGGTCTGCCCGGGTCGGAAGGGACACGTCGGCTCGAAGGTGGTCGCCTTCCAAGAATCCTGCACGCTGGTCCGGCCCGCGAGGAAGTCGAGGTTGTCCTCGATGGTCGCAGTCAGCCGATCCAGTTCCTCCTGCCGATCCGCTTCTGCGGTCTCCCGCGTCAGCGCCTCGGTGTTGAAGTCCAGCCGCGGCTCCCCGCTCGAGTCCCTGAAGACAGTCGGCAGCCGCGTGAGCAGCAGCTTCCTCACCCACAGGATCTCGGTCAGGTTCGCGCACTCGCGCAGCATCTCGTCTTCGGTCGTCGGCGCGCCCACCGCCGGATCGTAGACCATCGCCACCAGTTCGGTGACGCGAGTCAGACCAAGGCGGCGGGCGAAGCCGAGTCGTACCTCTCGAATGGCGTCATCGACCAACACGACCGCGTCCGACGGCGACGTGTTCAACGCCGACAGCCGGAGCGACGCGCGAAGGGTGTCCGCGTCAGCCACGAAGAGAGGAGCGAGGTCAGCCATTGCGTTCTCCGCCGCGGGCGCCGGCCGAAGCCGGCGCCCGCGTCAGTTGGACAGGATCAGATCAGGCCACGACCATCGAGGAGGTCGCGTCGGGCTTGCGCAGGACGGGCAGCGGACGGCTGCGCGCGTACTGGACGATCTGCGGAGGATCGACGATCACGTCCGACTTCGAGAACCGCTCGCCGACGAACAGCCGGGGCTGATTGCCGACGATCTCCGGGATGGCGCCGTAGCAGAGACGCATCTCCGCGCCCGGCACGTTGGAGACGAAGTGGAACGTCTCGGAGTCGATGAGGTCGGCCGTCGAGCCGCTCGGGAGGAGCACCTGCCGAGCGTAGTGCCAGAAGTTGATGCCGCCGAGCTTGCCCAGGAAGAGCGCGCCCTCGGCCGTCCACTGCTCCTGACGGGTCAGTTCGCCGACGCTCAGGTTCGTCTGCGAGCGGAGGAGCAGGTCGCGAACCGCCGTGTTGTTCATCAGCGCCTTCGCCGCATTCGTGCCGCCGATCGCGTCCGTGACGGGGAGACCCTCGTCCTCGGAGTGGAGCAGCTTCACCGCGTCGAGATCGTTGAGGACTCGGCTGTTCGTCTGGTCGGTCCACACCGCCGTCGGCGTGACATCGTGCGACGCCGAACGGTTGAAGTCGCACTCGAACTCCTCGCCCTCGGCGCTGGAGTAGGAGATGACGCCGGTGAGGGCCTGCGCGGCGAGGTACTCCACCGCGTTGGCGATCATATCGCCCATGCGCTGAACGTCGTCAGCGAGGGACTGGTTCCCGATGGCCTCGAGTTCGGCCGAGGTCGGGTAAAGCTGGTCGAAGCCCGGCCGACGGACGTGCATCACATCGGGCGAGAAGGGACGCTTGAGCGAGATGTTCGCCGGCGACACCATGTTCATCTTGTTGGTGTAGCCGGAGACCATCACGGCCTGCCCGCCCTTGCGGATGAACGGCGCGACCTCGCGGCCGCCGATCTTGATGCCGACCTCGAAGTTCTCGGTCGGGTACGAGCGGTGATCGCTGAACAGCATCCGCGTGAGGAAGCTGTTGGGCGACTTGACCTTGTTGATCATCTCCGTGAGGGAGAGGAAGTGGAGGAGATCGTCGGAAGCAGCCATTGAAGATTGTCCTTCGTTGTGGTTGGAGAGGGGAGAGGAACAGAGGCACGTAAGCCGAAAGGCTTACGTGTTGTCCGCGGCCGGACGGTCCGCGTCGTCGAGGTCGCGGATGTCGAGGCCGAGTTCGCGGCTGCCCGCACGGAGGGACGCCTTCAGGGTCGCCTCGGTGGCGCCCGACGCCGGGATCGCGATGTCGAGGTAGCTGACCTCGCACGCCAGGATCACGGGACCGAGCACCTGATTCGTGGCGTGAAGCTGGACTTCCTCGCCGGTGAAGCCCATGACGACTTCATCCGCATCCTGCCACCAGCGCCAGCCGCCGGTGTCGCGAACGACGGGCGTCAGCTTGGGGAGGAGTTCGGCACCAGCGGAGTTGTCGAAGGCGTGGATCTTCACGCCGGCCGGCTTGACGATGAGACGAGGGCCGGTCGAAGGACCATCCTGCTCGTCGAAGAGGGAAACGGGCTCAACAGCCATTGGATTCTTCCTTGTGTGAGGTTGAGAGTTGAGGGGTCAGGGGACAGGAGCGGCGGGGTTACTTGCGGAGGAACTTGTCCGCGAACGCGGCGCCGGCCTTGCGATGCTCGTCTTCGCTCTTCTGGAGCGTGAGCTTCTGCTCGTTCGCGGGCGCGTTCGAGGTCTTGAGCGCCTCGGCGAGCTTCGACTCGACACCGGCCTTCTCGGCCGTGATCGTCTCGACGCTCTTCTTCAGGGTCACGATCTCGGCATCGGCCGCGGCCTTCGCCTCGGTCGCCGCCTTGAGCGCGGCCGCGGACTCGTCGTTGCTCTTCTTGAGCAGCGTCTCGAGTTCCGCGATCTTGGTGTCGGGCTTCGCGTCACCCTTGACGAGACCGACGATCTTGGTCGTCTGCTCCTCGAGGGCCTTCACGAGTGCCGCGACGATTTCCTTGGGGTCCAACGTGGGTTCTCCTCGGAGTCGCAGTGAAAGGTGATCGGCCAACTGGTCCGACTTGTTCAGCGCCACGATGGCCGGTCCGTAGACGCTGACCCCGGACAGATCGCCGCCGCGAGCGGCAGCGCGCAGTTCGGGGGACTTGAGCTTGATGACGTTGCCCCATCCGCCGGCGACATCGACGGGCTGTCCGTCGTGGTCCTTCCAGTCGGTGAAGCGAGGGTCGCCCTTCTGAATGATGAAGGACTCGGCGACGAACGCCTGTGCGGGAGTGAGCGCCTCGCCGTCGTGGAACAGGTCGAGCTTGAAGCCCGACTCGGCGTGCGAGTACGCCATTTCCTTGATGACCTCCGCCGACGCGATGGTCTGATCGGAGTCACGATACTCGGGCGCGAAGGTGACGGTGAGAAGCTCGCCGGCGTCTTCGCCGTCGGTCGCCTTCATCAGCGTCTTGTACTCCACGAGCGAGGCACCCTCGTCCTTGTAGAGCACCGGCATCTTGTTCGCGCCCTTCTTGACGAGGGAGAGGAACTTGACCCGGGCCTTGAGGACGCGGTGCTTGCCCGGCTTGGCGCCGGAGGAAATGACCGACATGCTTACTCCGTGATCTTGTGAGGGCAACGATGCCCGAATCGTTGGGCGAAGTTGCAGTTCATGCACAGAACCGTGTATCCCTCTTGCGGCCATCCGCGCTTTTTCAGGTCACGGTAGACGTGCATCTTGGTTAGAGCGCGATGCGCCTGTCCGTCTCCGTTCTGATGTTCGAGGGTGAGAAACTTGATCTCAGAGATGCCGCAACAAGAGCACGCGCCGCCATAGGCTTCGACCATCTCGGCCTTAAGCCGAAGGCGTCGAAGGGCATCGCGTTCCCGGGAGGCGGTGACTTTTATGGCGATGGTGCGGTCTCCGAGCTATCATAATAGAACGAGGGCTACCACTCCGCACGACCCCGTCAACCATTTCGTCAGGGATGCCCATGAGCACCGAAGCAGCCCCCGGGAACGTGATCGCAGAGAACTCCGCCGGCCGAATCGTCGTCGCCTCCCGCGTCACCCGGAAGCTCTACCCCGAACTCGGTGACGGGGGCGACAGTCTGATTACGATGCTGATGAAGGTGGCAGAGGTCGAGGCAGCTTCTTCGAACCAGGGCACCATCGCCGGCCAACGCCAGCACCCTGCGAACTTCGCGGCGATGGGCCGGCTCATCCTGCACAATCCGTATCACTCGGCGTGCGTCAATGCGAAGAAGTCTAGCACGATCGGGCTCGGCTTCAAGAGCGACAAGGTGCCTGCGGTTCTCGACGAACTCACGATCACCGACATGACGGCGGTCCTGAACATCGTGTCGGAGGACTTCTTCTCCGTCGGCAACGGATACCTCGAGGTCGTGCGCAACGGCGTCGGCCCGGACTCCGAGATCGTCGGGCTGCATCCCGTGCCGGCCGCATTCACCTACGTATTCGACGAGGGTGACGGCAACTGGCACTACGAACTGCTCGGCACGATGGGAGGCTTCCGCGACAGCCGGAGCAACTTCAAGTTCCCGCGCTTCGGCGACAGCGAGCGGTTCGTGAAGAAGTGGGGGATGCCTGTCGAGGGTCGCAACACCGTCAGCGAGATCATCCACTTCTCGAACGGCAGCGCTCTGAACAAGTGGTACGGCCTGCCGAATTGGATGTCGGCTGTCTCGAGCATCGAACTGATGCAGGCCCTCGACCAGCGCGAGTTCGACTTCTTCATCAACCGCGGCGTTCCGGACTTCATGCTGTTCATTAGCGGCACCAAGGCCAGCGACGAGCAGTGGACGGAATTGACGAACGCGATGAAGGCCCACATCGGCATCGCGAACGCGCACAAGTCGCTCGCGATGAACTTCCCCGACGCGGACGTGAAGATCCAGTTGGAGAAGCTGGACCTCGAGGGCACCGATCAGGGCGCACGCTTCGCCACGATTACGGACAGCCTGTCGCTGAAGATCGTGTCCGCGCATCAGGTGCCGCCGCTGCTCGCCGGCATTCAGATCGCCGGCAAGCTCGCCGCGAACAACGAACTGCCGAATGCGATCCGCACGTTCCAGTTACTCACGGTCGCGCCCGCGCAGGAAATCTTCGAGAACCGCCTCGAGCGCACGCTCGGCAACCCGAAGAAGAACGGCCGCCTGTTCGGGGCGCGCCAGCAGAAGATGGAGTTCAAGGCGATCACCGACGAGTTGGACCTGCTCGCTATGCAGGCTCTCGGTGGCGCGAAGACCCCGGGCGCCGCGGTCGCCAAGGATGCGGGGGCTCCGGTCTCCGCCGGCGGCGCAGCGAAGCCCGACGGCGACGCTGGCTCGGCCGGCAGCGCTGGTGATGCCGGAGGCTGATCTCGATGTCCAATCCCCTCGAAGATTTCGCGACGAAGCTGGTCAACCTGTGCAAGCGGGAGTTCGACCAGAAGGCGCGCGACAAGGCTGCCAAGGAAGGCGCCGCGATGCCGGACGGCTCGTTCCCCATCCTGAACGCCGAGGATCTCGCCAACGCGGTCCACGCGATCGGGCGGGCCAACCATCCCGAGGCCGTGAAAGAGCACATCCGCAAGCGCGCCAAGGATCTCGGCCTGACCGACTGGCTGAAGCAGCACTCGTCGATGATGGGCGGCGGCAGTGAAGTGCCGATGGCTCGCGCCTGATGGCGATTACGCTCGCTGACTCCAGCGATCAGTTCGCGACCCGCGTCGCCTCGGTGTTCGCGAATATGCTCATGGACATCGTTCGCAAGGACGAGTCGACTTCCAAGACGATCAGGAAGACGCTCTTCGTCCTGCTCGATGACGTGACTTCGACGGCGAACGTGGTGGCCGCGCCGTACTGGGCAGGCTTCTACCACGACGGGCGCGGGATCGTGGTGCCGAAGGACAACCAAGTC